CATCGTTTTTGACGAATTCATTATTACATAACGCAGCATATAGATTTTGAGCATACACATCATTCTTACATTTTTTCCATATGTAGTTATTAGTGCGTAGGTCATACTCTAGGTTGTTGGTCTTCCAGTCCGGAGCAGATTCGGTATTAGCCCTCTGATCCTCTATCATTTTCGCCAAAGATTCAGGATAGTGCTTCGCTTGGAAAGAACCCCTTTCAGGACTGGATCTCATTTGAATAGTATCATCGCCATCAGACATGCTTGTACAAAAAACCCTAATCCGATAGTCACGATATTCAATATGTCCTTCTGTATCGTTGCTTTGAAGAACAACAAGAATAATCCTGCCCAAGTGAATAATACTAGATCGACAGGCGGAACTTTCTCTGTCAAGCCTGTCAATATAGCTGCTAGTGTTGGGATAGTAGCTAGATGTAATAGTATCACCGCTAACCAACCCAACGTCTCTGCACTGATATTTGGTGCATGTTCTTTTACTGCCTTCAACCATCCATCGAAGTCAAAGGCTTCTTTGATTGCTTTTCCCATATTCATAAAGTCTCCTATTTGTAAAAGATGTGACGACCAATATGTGCTACTTTCTCACGCTTCCATCCCGGATTGATATAGTCTCCGTGGAAGTAAAGCGCATTCGTAAGAGATGGAAGCCTGAAGCCTTCGAGCAATACCCGTTTGGCTACTTCCATGCTCTCGTTGTATACTGGGCCTTTGGCAGGCTTCATCAGTGAGGCTTGCTCACAGTACCAACTGAATTGGCATAATATCTTCTCATATACCACGTTCTTCTGATATACGACTTTGCATATATCGTTTGGGAATTGATTGCTTGATGCACGATTGATCGTGACTTGCGCTATCGCTACTTTCCCTTCGAAGGGTTCTTGTCCCGCTTCGTGGTAGATGTTCTTTGCCAGACATGTTAGCTGGGCTTCTCTAGCCTCAGCCGTTACTGGCGCCGAATCTGATTCGGCATTTCTCAACTTCTCTAATTTGTAATCGAGCGCATAATAAGCGCCCAATCCTACTACTAGTCCTGCTAACATATGTACTGCGATTTTAATGATGCGTATCATTGTATTCTCCTTTACGCTGGATGAGGATTTGCTAGATCCAAATAACGTTAACGTAGCCTGTACATTCTCCTTGAGGCTCTTTCTGGCTCTCTTTCCCGGAACCACGGTATCCTTTACAGGAGTTGGCTTAAAGTACGTAGGATTCATAATCCACAGTATACATCAGATTGGATTAAAAATCAAATAATCTGGTTAGCCCAGATTATCCCAGCAGTCGCAATTGCATAATATGACTTCTTGTATCGCGGCTTCGGGTGTTATCACAGATGGGATCACGGTGTCCTGTAATCGGAATATGTCCAGATTGTCAGGAATCAATGTGGTTTCGGACGATCCACCCAGACTTCCGGGTGTCGTTGCTGCGCCCGTTATCGCAACTACGTTGCGTAATGGACCTTCATTCACCATGGGTACAGTTCCTCCGTCTATTGTGGGTACCTTACCTGTGAGTTTTGGTAGAGTCAACTTCTCTACTATTACATCGTTATCTTGCACTATACCTGCGAGACCTAACCTATTTGCATTTCTTATCTCGCGCATAGATGCGACTAGACTACTTCCTCCTATGTTAGAAAGGTCAGATATGGATTCCAGCACATTACAAGAATCACAAGGATCTGTCTGTGCTGCATACTGACTTAGGTTATCGATAAAACTATAGATATCACCCACTGTAGTGGTGAGGTCTATTATATTGGGCAATGCTGATTCTCTGGCTGCTTGTTCTGTGTCTAGATATGTGCCGAACATATCATATAGATCATTGAGTGACATGGCTAGAGTCATATTGTTATCATAGATGTTGCTGATCTCTGTATTAGCATCACTTATCAATGATGCTAGTCCTATGTTAGGGGTAGGGCCATCTAATACAGTGTATATGTCGGCATATATGTCGGCTAGATTCTGTGTCTGCACTGATAGTATCTTGTTCTTCAAATCTTTCCATTGATAAGATATATCGGTCATAGCACCAAAGAAATCACACATCGTATATTTTCCATCAGTCCCCGATCCTAATGCTATGCCAGGCAATGCTGCTGATATCACAGTCTGATCAGTGGGTAGATTATTACCATTGACAGATAGATCGCTGACCATCTCTAAGTGCGTGACCACTTGGCTGAACTTCTCTATATTGGATGACTTGATATTCTTGATCTGCATCATAGATGCGCTGAACGCTCCGCATGCTGCTGCTACATTCTCAGGCAATATGTTCTTTAATCTCTCGCTGTATTTGGCTATGAGTTGTGTGTTCGTATCATCGTTGACATAGATGGGATAATATGTCTTGCTGTTCGTAGGTCCTGTTGTCGTGTTATACTCGGGTACAGTCAATGTCCTGAAACTATTAGGGAACAATCTTTTCGGCTCTAATAGATCAGCTAATGTTTTGATCTTAGGTGTCTGGCAATTCAATATCAACAATACATCTGCTAAGTCATTGCCTACTACTATACTGAACGCACCATATAGATTCTTCTGTATCTCTGTACTAGATGGTTCTGTACTAGTCAGTATGTTAGATACATCGATAGAAGAAAATCCTGCTGATAATAATGCTAGGTTGACTGCTTTAGTCAATCCACGATTCTTGTACAATGTACGCAATAGATTATCTGGATTACCGAATGTATCGATAGTAGATAGATCGATGGCTCTACCCGATGCGATCAAATCTTGTCCCCAGTAGAATGTCGATAGACTAACTCCAGCGATATCACCTGTGATCAGATCATTCATGTTGCTATAGAATCCATCTAGGTAAGTCTTAGATACGTTCATGCTCTCTATGACTTTGTTAGACCTCGATTTAAAACTATTGCAAGCACCGAACGTCTGCAAGAAATCGCTGTATGACCCATTGTTTATATAGAATTCTTTATGTGCTTGATATGGTATCAATCGCAAGAATCCATAGCTAGTCAGTTCGTTTGTATATGTGCGTGTATACGTAGTGGGTTTAGCTAGACCTAATGCTGGAATCTTAGCTGCGCCCATAGAGATGAGGCTATCATATAGTATAGGATTCAGGTCATTGCTGACCACCAACTCATAACCTTTGCGTATACAATCTACTAACGTGTCTAATACAGTTCCGTATATGATAGAACCTTTAGTGTAAGTAGATAGGCTATTGCTCGATCCCATGTATCCCACTGCAGTGGGATTGATGGTCAATCCTGAACCAGTCAACAGAGACCCCAGAGTGTTTAGATTCAGGGGTGTATAATTACCTGACAGGCTCATGGTACGAATACGTCCGGGCTACCTTGAGTGAGACTATGACCGCAGCTATTACCTGAGCCCACTCTCAATACAGGATCACCTTCAGCAAACACAGTGGGGCTGCCTTGTGTAGTGTTAGGTGAATTGTGGGGTGGATGTGGTCTTCCCCATGGTGCGTGTGAAGTGATAGGACTAGGATGCAGTCCCACTTTCAAGCCGTTGGCAAAGACAGTCCCTGCCCCTCTTACAGCAGAACCACCTTCTTGATTCTTATCTCCCACACGGCTTATCGCTGGCATATCATCCTAATATCAATTTCTTATCTGGAACTTTCAATCCAGTAGTCGCTTCGATGTATTTGGTTTTCATGTGCTCATCTACATCTGCACATATAGCGACACTATTAATATTTAGTGCAAAATTGCCGTCAGGTTTAGCAGTAAACATGCTAGGGACTAGTCCCATACCTTGCTGTGTGGCTGTCAGACTGATGGGTGCAGAGATTTTCAAGTACTCACCCTCGTTGCTGATCACTTTAGCGATGACTTCTTCGCCGGAAACTAATTTAAACGCATATGTCTCGTTCGGTTGTATCATTTTAGCCTTCTGTTAGTTTTTTCTTCAATTCTGTGAATCCACCCACTAATTCATCATCTAGGATGATCTGTGGTACTGTACGTGCTGTGGGTACTGCTTCTAGTAACTGTTCTTTAGTCCAGTTGACTCCATCTATCTTCCTCTCCTCGAACTCGATAGATTTCATCTTCAATAGTGCTTTCGCTTGATCACAGAAAGGGCAGTGATCTTTGCTCCAAACTATAGCTTTCATATTCTTTTCCTTATTTCTTTTCTGGTAATTTAATAACACATGGGCTATCAATCTTAACAGACATTTGATGTACACTCTTTGACCATGATAATAGTTTGTCACTCAGCCAGTCTAAAAACTTAACTCTAATACAACGTTCTTTTTGCTCAATACGTTGTAAGTTACTCCAAACATTAAGAGCGGTGTCTTTTGCTTGGGCCCATTCACGGCGTTTACTTTCTTTTAGAATGTATTCTGTTTTTCTTTAGCTTCGTCTAAGCGTCTTTGCTTTTCTTCAATTGTTAATTCGTTCATAGTACTGGTAACTCCTCATAGTCTACTTCGTCCGACATCACGCCAATAACGTAGTTGGTACTCTCATTCTCTTGTAATGCTGTCTGCTTCTTGTTGATGTTCACGTGTTTGTTGAACCATGGGATAGGACTATGCTTGGGATGATTTTCATTGTACTTGATCCCGATATCTTTGAGTCTATTAAACGCTGTATAGTCCACGAAGTCTTTGAGGATATCCGCGTTCAATCCGATCACTACACCCTTGCTGAACAGATAGTCAGCCCATTCTTTTTCTTCACGGATCACATCCATATACAATGCATACACTTCTTGTTCGCATTGCTCTTTAGCTATGATGAATCTAGGATCGTCTTTGACTACATTGTTGATCAACCATGCAGTCCATTCCGTGTGCAATAATTCATCTTGCAAGATCAATGATATGATGTTGCCGTTGCCCATGTAAATCTTGTTCTCTACCATAGCTAGGCTAGTAGCGAATGATACCATGAAGCGCAATGCCTCTAGTGCATAACTAGCATTCAGTGCCAACCAGATAGCCTTGATGTGTGCTTGGTCTTTGACTGGCACTTCTAATGCTTTCTCGCAGTTGACCATGTGTAAGTGTTCATAATACTTACCCACGCTCGATGCCATATCGATGATCTCTTTGGTATCATGTATCTTGTTGAATTCTTCTTTAGGCACACCATACACGTTGCGTATGATATGTGAATAACTCTTGCTGTGTATGTTAGTCTCAAAGAAGCTCCAGTTACTGACCAATGCTTCTAGTTCAGGCAAGCTGATCACTGGGCTGAATACTTGGCTAGGTGCTCGACCTTGTATGCTATCTAATGCAGTCTGCCTCAGTAGGTTGCTAGTGAATATATGCTTGATCGCATCGCTAGCATCTTTATGATCCATCTTGTCTTTAGTTAGGCTGATCTCTTCGGGCACCCAGAAGAAGCCACGTGCAGTTTCTTCGTACTTCTGTAACTTTGGATACTTGACCTCTTCGAAACGCTGTACTGTCACTGGACCCTCAGGGTCTAAGAACATGGTACGCTTGAGGTAGTTAGTCTGTTTAGATAAATTATATTGTTCTTGGCTCATAGGTTGGATGTGTCGTAAGTTTGTGTGAAGATATATTCTCTGATTGTTCTCATAATGTACATGCCTCGCAGTATTCTTCATCATCAGCGATCTCTTGCTTGACGAATGGAATAACATTGTCCTCTTGTAGTGCTACTTTAGAACCCATCTTATTTATTAGGCTATAATATATAGTTTTTATTCCCCATTTATACGCTAGCATCAAGTTCTTAGCGATCAATGTTCCGGGCACTTTACCTTGATTGAAATAAGCAGGATTGTAGAATGTGTTAGTACTGAGGCTCTGATCGATATAAGCGGCTAACACAGCAGCGGTCTTGAGATAGTCTACACAATCTTTCTGTTCCCACATCAATTGATATCGATTCTTCAATCTCTTGTATTCTGGAACTACCTGTGTCAAACTCTCACCTTTGCTCTCTTTGACGCTGATCAGTTCCATAGGCATCTCGATACCATTGGTGCTGTTCAATACAACACTGCTAGATTCTACAGGTGCTACAGCCATCAGTGTAGCATTCCTTATACCATGTTTCAATAGTTTCTCACGCAGAGGTTCCCAATCTAAGCTAGGACTGAAGTCTGTGAGTTCGTTCACGCCCTGTGATCTGCGCTCCCAGGGGAATATTCCCCTACCATAATATGTCTGCTTGCTGAGTTTACATGCGCCACGCTCTTCGGCTAAATCTACGCTCATCTCTGTGAGATAATATGCTTGATGTTCCATCCAGCGTTTCACTTCGGCTAATGCGTCACTCTCACCGTATTTCAGATTCTTACGTGCATGCCAGTATGCTAGATTAGTGATACCTACACCCAGTGGTTCGAAATCTTGGTTAGCTAGTTTGCTCTGTACTGACAAGAAATCCTGATAACCTAGTAGATTGCTGAGGCTGCGAACTAATACCCGGCATGCCTTACGCATATCTTGTGGATTCTTGAATGCTCCCCAGTTGATGCTGCCCAGTGTGCATAATGCGATGCGTCCTGCTGTATCCTCGATACGCTGGAAAGGCTTAGTGGGCAACAATATCTCTTGGCATAGATTGCTCTGATAGATAGGATCTAGTTTAGTGTCGAAGGGACCTTGATTGATCACGTTATCGATGAACACTAGATAGATGCGACCTGTATCTGTGCGCTCTTTCAATATACCATTCTTGAATATCTCTACTGCTGACAATACTTTCTTTTTGAGACCACGCTTGTTCTCGTATTGTTTGTATAGTGTCTCGAATTCTTCCGTGTCACGATAGAATGCTTCATATAGATCAGGTACTTCATGTGGATCGAACAGTGTGATGTTCTCGTTGTTCTTATAACGATTCCAGAACATCTTGTTGACTACTACGCTATAGTCCATCTGACGCACACGTGTCTCATCAGTGCCTTGATTGTTCTTCAACACGATGAGGTCTTCGAACTGATAATGCCATACAGGGAATGTCACTGTACAGCTAGCATTACGCACACCACCTTGGCTGCAACTGCGTAGATCACCGAACCACTTCTTCAAGAAGGGGATCATACCAGTATGCTTGATCTCTCCGTTGCGTATAGGTGCGCCTAGTGGGCGCAGACGACCGATCTCTAATCCTATGCCAGCACGTTTGCTAGCATACTTTGCCATCATCTCGCCTGCAGCGAATATTGAATCCAGGGTATCATCACTGGTAATAAGAACGCAAGAACTAAATTGCTTAGTGGTAGTGCCCAGACCAGCCAGCACTGGAGTAGCCAATGTGAAATGTCCTTCACTAGCGCATTCATAGTATTCTTTAACATATTTTAACCTCTTGTCAGTTGCTTCGTTGTGAAATGCTGTCGCTGCCGCTATCGCATATCTTACCTGCGGACTCTCATATAGTTGACCAGTAGCACGGTTCTGTACAAGGTATTTCTCGGCGAGTTGTGCTATTGCTGCATACGTGTAATTTTCGTCCTTGCTATGGTCAATGAACAGATCGATGATATCCCATTCTTCTTTGGTATACCATTCTAATAGTTCGGGGGTGTACATGCCATGCTCGACATTCTTTTTCACGATCTCATATAATGTCGGTGGCATATAAGTACCATACACTTCTTTGCGTAGCATGCTGACTTTCTGTCGTCCTGCTACATATTGATAATTGACGTTGTTGATATCTGGATTCTCGTTCTCATCGATCAGATCGACCATGGCCTTGAGCAATAGTTCATCGATGGTCTTAGTCGTGATGCCGTCATGTAACTGAATCTGTGCTTTTATCTCTATCATGCTAGGGCTAACGTTGTCTATGCCCCTGCATCCATATGCTACTTGTCTCTGAATCTTGCTTATGTCTAGGGGAACAATCTCCCCATTACGTTTTTCTACGTTGATATTGTTCATTATAGACCCTGTAATTTTTGTTTTATTATCGATACATCTATTTTTTTGCGGATGGTAAAGTCTTTTGAACAGTTATTTAACACGGTGCCTGGCCAATAATTCAACACATATTTTGCGTCATCGACTAGGACTAATACCACATCTTCTGCTGTGCAATTCGTTGCTTCTACTATTTCCACGTTATCTATTCCTACCAATAATAGAGTATAACACATTCCCAATGCTCTTGCAACACTACAGTAGGTATTTTCTACCAAAAGCTGCCATGGATCGGGCCAAGATTGGACATCATATAAGTGTAGGTGATGATTGACCAATGGCGTTTTCTGCCAGAAGGCATCAGTCTCTACGCATTTATGGGGAGTATCTAGATCGGTGATTTTGTTTCTAAGTTCGTACCAGCTTCGTAATCTAGTCTCATATTCCAACTGAAAGATATTCATTCTCTATTTAATACTTCTGCGACTTTAGCTACAAACCTCTCTACATTCAGATTAGTCCTAGATTCGAACAGATGATAGAACATATGCACGCCATCAGTACGCATGAATGTAGTTCCTATACCGTATGGTTTCAGATCGCCCTTCAAAGCCCAGTTCTCTACGCCATAAGGACTAGCTTCATAATCATGTGGTATGAAGAATTCTATGGGAGAACCACATTCTTCTGCCCTATATGTGAGTTCTTCTGCGATATCTCCGCGCTTAGTAGGACCGAAATCAGGTTTACCTAATCTCTCGAATGTGTTGCGGCTCAAGCATAAGCAGCTAGAGCCTATGAATATATGCTCATCGTTCTCTATATAGTGGCTGCGCTGTGCGTTACCTATCAGATACCCTTCAGCAGCCCTATAGAACACATAATCGATGACTTGTGGACCTAGTGGTATGCAATCGATATCTAGTATCAATACATTGTCATAGTCATGCACATAGAACAGTTGATTCAATGCGTAGTTGATGACCTGATCAGGATATACATCACCATCTTTAGCGTTATAGAATAGTGGCTGGAAGAAAACATTCTTTCCTGCTATCATCTTGTTCACTACTAATGCTTGATTCTCAGCGATAGCGGGATCTATCTGATGATTGAAATAGGTAAGGATAGCGTCACGCATATCACCACTCTAACTTGTCGTTGCGCTTCGTAGTCCTGCCTTCTAGTGGTCTTGCAGCGATTGTAGTATCGAGTTTGTCGCTCATTATATCAGTAGCATATGGTCCTTGATGGCTGATATTGAACATATCAGCCCGCATCATGATATCGAGTGGCGCGATCAATCCATTATTGATGACATGCGCGATGAGATTCTTAGCCATGACTGGGTCGATAGCGTATGCATGCGCCCTGCATATGAAGAAATAATTAGGACCTTCGCTAGCGTGCGGTGGTATAGGATATATCTTCCAACCTTGACTGTGCCACTCGCTGCCACCTAGATATACTATGGTATTATAGTTCTCTATAGTCTCGAATTTCTTCAGCATCAATGCATCGTGTTCAAGTATCACTATGGGTTGATCGATCTTGGCGCAATGTACCCACAAACTGATATGGCTCAATGCACATGCTACTTCCCCGCGAGTCATATAATGATCGGTGATCTTCAATATATTCATCACGCTGTCATCTACTAGATGATCAGGAGGTACGATACCCCTATCTTTGTTAGTGCCGTCGTATGCGGGCCACACTTTGTATGGCATATTCACATCGATACAACTCTGCTGGCAACGTGCGCTATATTGCTCACTGTTGTGGTTACCCTTTACCGTGATGATATAAGCTGCTTCTACGTCTGTCCTATTACTGCGAAATAGATTTAACATGTTTTTATGAACGCCGTCTGTCCTGTGTTAGGTAATGATAATGGTTTGATCTTATGCCAGTTACATTGTATGAACATCTCTATAGCCATCCTAGGGTTCATCTGTGCTGCTTTAGTTCCATTGCTATCTGTGTATTGCCAGTCACCGGCATCATCACATAATATCACACCACCTGTCACTAACAGTTTAAAGGATAATACTAAGTCTGTCAATACTTCGCTAGCTTTGTGGTCACCATCTACGTAGATGAGTTCGGCTCTGACACCACGATTGATTAGATCGATCAACCCATCTTCGCTGTGTTTCCGTATATATTCTACATTGTTATGTTGGTTGACACTGAGATTATGTAGGAAATTCTGATGTATCTCAGCTGGATCTTCGCTCATGTCGTTGCTGCCCACATGCGGATCTATAGCATAAATCTTTAGATTAGGATTATACTTTACCAGTTCGTCACTGAGCCAGAAAGTAGTACCGCCCTCGAAAACACCTATCTCTATGATAGTATTGGGCACACCGAACTGTTGTAAGATGTGCCCAATGTTTTGCTTCGCACCACCGCTGTAGTTGAAGTCCATCGTGTACTTGTACACGTTAGTCCTTGGCAGTGAGTTTCAGTGGTTCCTTGAGTTTTTGTTCTACTAGATTCTCAAATTCGCTATAATCATTTCGTCCAGGCTTGTGTACTTGTATCAGATACATAGCACTCAACGCAACGTTATTGAAATGATTCAACGCATAATTGATCTCATCCTGACCTATCTCCCTCTTACGGAGTCTGTCTTGCCAAGGCTGAGTATATTCGAATTGCATATCACAAATCTCGATATCGATATCGTGTTCGAATGCCAAAGGACTCTCAGGACCATCATTCTGCATCTTCTCCATCATCATTTTCTTATTGAACATGTTGAACATGCCCATAGTGATGAGTCTGCGATGTGTGGGATCATCGATAGCTATGTCGCAGCGCCAGTGCGGACTCTGTACTTCCCAGATAGCACCGTTGTGGCTGATGCGATACATCTCTTTGATGACTTTGATGAAATCTTCAGGCTTGTCTCCTAGATGCTCTAGTATATCCTTAGCGACGATATGATCGAATTCATTATCTTTGAATGGCCACGGGAACTGATTGAAATCGACTTCTACATCAGGCTTTACTGTCTTGTTATTATCCGCATTGACGAAACCTTCGATCTTCTTCAATCCACAACCCATATTCAATCGTTTAGGAACTCGATCTTCATCAGGCATATCGATATGTGCTAGATTGAATTTCTCTTCCAGTTCTTTGTACAATAACTGGAATGTATCGTTCCACTTGCTCTTTTGTGTCTGACGGAACAAACGTACACAATCATAGTAAGGACTACCGCGATTCTCTGGACTCTTGTATGTCCATGTATGATAGGGCAACACGGGAACTAGTACCCACGTCTCTTTGCCCATAGCTGCTGAGATATGTGCGATAGCTGTACAGCTAGTAATTACGATATCTAAGTTAGCGATAGCAGCCATAGTATCTTCCCAGCTGATCAGGAAGTGCTGCAAATCTGTCACGCCTTCAGGCAATTGTACTAGATTATGATCTTTTTGTAGGCTATAGATTTGTAGTTCAGGATACTTCGCTAAGTTGGTGATGAAGTTCTCAGGGAAGCGGCGGAACTGCTGATGTTCGAACTTAGGATTACCTGCCCAGCGTATACCTACTTTGATCTTGTCGCTATTGATCATAGACTTCCATACTTCTACGCTATCACTGATCGGTGATAGATATGGCTTGCTAGGGAAATCTTCGAACGTAGCACCAGATACCCAGCCTGCGCTGAATCCTGGCACCCAGTAATCATGTGACACAGTGCTAGCTTGATTACGTAGTATGACTTTATCTACACCTTCGATGCGCGAGAACACGCTGACCAATTCAGGTGCTGCTGCGATGTATACCTTGTCAGCGCCCAACTCTTTGAACCGTGTTGCAAAACGTGCATGTATGATCTCATCACCGTAACCACCTTCTAGTGATATGATGATGCTCTTGCCCTTGATAGTATGTTGTTCTGGATTATAGATAGGTGCGTCAGTACGTAGTGGTGGGCTACCATATACGCTGAGGAAACGACCATTCTCTAGGTATTGACATCCTTTCTGATAATCACCATCTTGGATCAAGAACCAGCCGCGATTGAAACAATGGCGCATCCAGATATCTTGTGTGTTCTTGCCGTTCGGGTCTAATATCTTATCAGGCCCGATATTTTCCAATTTATCGCTCAATACCCTGGCTTCTTCGTGCTTGCCTTCGAGTTGGAGCTTCAGCATTAGGTCAATTTCATGCATAGTGATTCCTCTAAAATGAATTCTAATTACTTATGCATCATTATAGCTTAGGAATTTTTTATGTATCCTGCGTTAGTAGCACCGATCGATGAAGTGGTAGCCCCTTGACCAACAACCACAGGACTAGTCATATATACTCGGTTAGTAGATGTGCCTGCTAGATACGAACCATTATATCCCCAGAAATATAATGCGTTGGTACTATTAGTGGCCAAGCTGACATCATATCCTGCGGACACGCCTGTCCAGCTGCCTGCGATCTGTACAGGACTAGAGTTACCTGAAGTAGTGGATATCTGGAATGGACTCGATCTAGCTACGCTCAATTTACTTCCCAATGTAGGTAGAACGGCACCCGTGACATATAATTGACCTAGACTATCGATGAATACTGCGTTAGATGCTGTTCCAGGTCCTGGTGTACCATAAAGCAATGCTGATCCGGATACTGCGACCGGGCTGGACTTATTGACGACGGTTCCGTCTCCAATCTCACCGTTAGAATTGGTACCCCATGAAACTAGCTGCCCGTCTGATCTCAATGCTTGGAATCTGTTAACACCGCCTTTTACTTTTTCATAGGTAAAATTAGAAGTGACCGCTACTGGGCTCGATGCGTTAGCAGCACTCAATGTACCTAGTGTGCCATTGCCGGCTGAACCCCAAGTCCACAATGTTCCATCTAATCTTATTCCGGCGACAGCTACTTGATATCCAAGGTTTAACCCTGGATCTTGTGATGCTGCTATATATTTGTATGACGTAGTAGTACTCACTACTATAGGACTTGACTTACTGACCACTGTGCCGTCTCCTAACTCTCCTTCAGCACCATTACCCCATACATATAACAAGTTATCTTTTCTCAACGCCAGCGATGACCAGCCAGCTGCTAATACCTGTATATAACTAGAAGATCCGGTCGTAGCTACCTGTACAGGGCTGGATCTAGCGAGGATGTCGAGTAATCCTAGTTGACCTTCACCATTTCTACCACCTAATGCCCATATGCCAACATAATCTTGACCAACCGCTAATGTGTGGCTCAATCCAGCTGATACTAATGTGAAGCTGCTGCCAGTAGCTACTTGTACTGGACTAGACCTATTGATTGTATCATTCAGTCCTATCTGCCCGGTATCGTTTTTACCCCATACCCATAATTTACCATCAGTACCTATAGCAGCAGTGTGAAATTCACCGCATGCAGCCGCTATATATGTACCAGTACCTATCTGTATAGGACTAGATTTGTTGACTGTGGTGTTATCACCTAATTGTCCTGTGTTGTTGAATCCCCAAGTCCATAACGTACCATCAGTTTTGATGGCTGCATAATGACTCAATCCTGATTCTACAGTAGTAAAGCCAACAAACGACATAGGTATCGATGCAGAATATGCTCCCCAAGAATATAATTTGTTACTAGCATCTATTCCCAACGAATGTCTATATCCTGCAGAAATCACAGTCCAGCTGCTAGAACCTATCTGTGTAGGACTAGATAGATATGTCAGAGATGCTGCCCCGATCAATGTAGGACTTGATTGACTGAGAGGATCATTATTTCCCATCTGTCCAGTAGAATTCTGTCCCCATGTGTATAATAATCCAGTAGAATCGATCACTGAGACTGCCGAGCCGCTAGCGACTTGACTGAAACTAGATGTCTTGATATCAGATAGTTTGATAGGTATATATGCAGCAGCAGTCATAGTACCAGTAGCCACTTGTGTAGGACTAGACCTATTAGTAGTCAATGATATTCCTAATTGTCCACCTGTATTCAGTCCCCAACCATACAACAACGATGTAGGGGAAGTCTGGATAGCAAACACAGTCTGGTAATTCCCGTATACGACAGAATAGCTATTGACTGATGTTATCTGTACGGGACTTGAACGATTCACCGTTGTTGTATTTCCTAATGTTCCCGTTGAGTTTTCGCCCCAAGCCCACAATGAATAATCTGTAGTGACGCCCACACTAGTTGATAATCCGGCACTCACTGATATCCAGCTATAGGTGGTTACTTGTGTAGGAGTACTGATCGTAGTAGGATATGAGAATAGGTTTCCTAGGCTAGTAGGTGTAGATTTATTGACTGTAGTGTTATCACCTAATTGGCCACCTGCATTGCCTCCCCAAGTATATAGTGTATTAGCTGTCAATCCTACGGTATGACTAGCACCTAATGCAGTAAGACTCCATGAAGTGCTGGCACCACCTACGTTTACCTGTACAGGACTAGACCTACTGATTGTATCATTTGTTCCTAATTGACCAGTAGCATTATTTCCCCATAACCATAGTGAGCTATCTGCTGATCGCAGTCCACCACTATGACTCATACCAGCTGCGATCACACTATATGATTCAGTGCCAACTTGTACAGGACTGCTTCTATTGACTGCATCTCCCTGTGCTAATTGCCCCGAACTGTTTAGTCCCCATGCGAATAGTTTATTATCGGATGTCAGTGCCATGCTGTGAGAGTCTCCGGCAGCTACTTGACTCCAGCTACTAGTACCTATTGGTGTGGGTATATAGTCAATAGTATTATTCAATGATGCTAATGCAGTAAATGAGCTTTTATTCACAGTAGTGCTGTCACCTAGCGAACCCAATGAATTATCACCAGTGCCCCACAAGGTTCCATCTGTCTTTACACCAATACTGAAACCGAACATGGTTGATATCTTGCTCCAACCTGAACCGATCTGTGTGGGACTTGATCTAGGTGTAGTGACACCTAATCCTAATTGCCCAGTAGAATTGAATCCCCATGCCCATAAATTAGTGCTCGAATCTATTGCCATAGCATGGCTACCAGTGTCGCCGGATGCGGATATCTCTACCCAAGTAGTGCCGGAGCCGATCTGCGTAGGACTTGATCTGTTTGTAGTAAACCCTATTCCTGTAGACCCAGCAGTGCCGGCTCCTGTGGTAAACATGTTTCCGCTATTATCCAGCATCAATGTGAAGTTATTGCCAGCTTGTATCTTAGAGATTCCAGTCTTTATTTGTGTTGGATAAGAACGGCTCCTATTTACAGTATCACCTGTTCCCAATTCACCGTTAGCATTATTTCCCCATGCATATAGAGAGTTGTCGGTTGCTATAGCCAAAGCATGCGATGCACCTGCAGATACTGTAGTCCAACTCCTATCATAACTTATCAATACAGGTGCTATGCCGTTAGTTGCGTTGGTTGTAAAGAATAATCCACCACTACCAGTAGATCCAGCCATCTGAACTGGGCTGGATCTATTCTGTGTAGCGACGCCGCCTGCAGCATTACCAAACTCACCGTTAGCATTTTGTCCTGATATATAAAGAATCTCTGAAATCACTCTATCATAACTGGCAAGACCAGAAGCTGCACGACCGTGTATGACGTTAGTTGTAGTGGCAGCTATAGTCACTCCTGCACTGCCGGTAGTAGCAGTTACTGTGGGGGTACTCCTATTTACAGTATCTCCTAGACCCAATTGACCTAAATTATTTCTCCCCCAGACATATACAGTGTTGTCAGTAGTTATACCAACAGTATGTGTTCCCTGTACAGCCACACTGACTGCGCTCCATGTACCAGATACTTGTGTTGGATTATCCCTGAACGTAGTATCTCCCAATCCTAATTGACCACTTGTATTCAATCCCCACATGTATAACGAATTGCTTGAATTTATCACCGCAGTACATGATATTCCTGCTGACACATATATCCAGTTATTATTTGATCCGATCTGCACGGGACTTGATCTAGCAAATGAATCCCCTGTTCCTAATTGCCCACCAAAATTGTTACCCCATCCCCACAATGTACCGTCAGTTTTAATTCCTATTGTATGATTAAGCCCCGCAGACACAGCTAGCCAACTTGTATCACTAGTTACTAAAGTGGCAGTGGATCTGACAGTAGTAGTACCATCGCCTACTTGCCCGAATATATTCTCTCCCCAACCATATAGACGATTGTCTGTAGTAAAACCAAAACCGTTGTTTGTGGATCCAGATGCGAAAATAAAGCTGCGTCCACCTGCACCACCTGCAGTTATCTGTACGGGGCTGGATCTAGGTACTGTATCTCCTATACCTAATCCACCAGAGTTGTTTAATCCCCAAGACCATAATTGACCAAATTGATCTATACCGTGTTTTACGACACCAGTAGATATTTTAGACCAAATTTTACCCGTGTTTGCAAGTGTTCCCGGTATCTGTATTGGGTTAGATCGACCAATGGTAGTTCCATCCATGAACTGACCTTGATTATTCAATCCCCAAGCCCACAATTCACCGTCATTACGCAATAAGAAGTTTGCCGCGCCGGCACCGCCTGACTGTGTCCAAGAAAAACCCCTCAATAAAGAACCTGAAGAATTCAATCCCCATGCATATAATTTGCCATTAC